TGAAGCTTACCGGGGCCGGGCGGAATTGAACTTGAAATGATGAACGTTGTTCAGATAGATTAGCGGGCAAACATTTCCCGTTCTGATTCTCTCTTTGGGGGAATGGGGGCGGAATATGCACTTACGGCGATATTTGATTGAAACGGCTGACGGCAAACAAAGCGAAATCGAAGCGCGCGATTGGATCGAAGCGGAATTGATAATGCAAATCCGCAATCGAAATGAACGCATTGTTCGCTTAGTTTACAGGCCGGAAGAAATGAAAGGCGCGGACAATGAATGAAACGGAAAAACGCGTTCGCCGAACGGCGGAAATTATTGAATCATGTTTGTTGACTGACGGCAAATACTTGCCGGGGCCGTTGCCTTTTCCGGATCCTTTGATTCGGGCCGAATTGTTTCAACAAAATTCGTTTCGGGCAAACCTCGATTTCCGGTATTGTCTTTTTCAGAATGGGGCAACCGCGCGGCACGCGTGGAACATTGCGTTGCAACGGGGCGTTTATCGCTTTTGCGGCGGCGATGCCTTCAACCGGGCAATCAACTGGCATGAATACATTTTGAGAGTGAATCCCTACTTATGACGGAAACAACCGAACCGACGAAACCAAAACTTTCGGTTGAACAAGCGAAGCTTTTGCGCGATGCGATGGAACGCTTGCGAGATAAACAAACGGAATTGAAAAGAATGAATTCGGGAACGTTGCCGGGTTCGTTGGGTAATATTCTTAATCAAATGAAAGGCGCAGAAAATGGAAACCGTTCATCGGTTGGCAGAGAATGAAGCCGTTGATCTTGCCGATTTGTTTTGGCTTTTGGTTGATCAACAATCGGACATTCGCGGGCATATGGAATACCTATCGAACGCGGCGATGAATTCCGGCGATGTTGTTGAACTTGGCGTTCGCGGCGGCGTTTCAACGATTTGTTTTTTGCATGGCTTGGCTTGCCGTGGCAATGGAAAGTTGCGTTCTTATGACTTGAACCAATGGCACGCGCAAGAGGCGGTTGAAAAGATGATTCCGCCGGGCGTTGATTTCAAGTTTGAAATCGGGGATTCATCCGAAATCGAAATTGATCGATGCAATACGTTGTTCATCGATACGCGGCATGATGCGGATCTTGCGATGATCGAATTGCGACGGCATCAACTGAAAGTCAATCAAACGATCATCATGCACGATACCGAAACTTTCGGCATCAACGGCGAAACGAAAGGGCCGGGCAACGGCTTGAAACTCGCAATCGGCGATTTCCTGATTGACTATCATGCGGAATGGGAGATCTTCAAACACGCAACGAATGACAACGGGTTGACGACTTTCAACCGTTGCGATTTCAATCCGGGCAAACTTTCCGAATCGGAATTGCGGGCGGCGGCTGGTTTGGATTAAGCTTTGAACAGCGGGTTTGATTCCGCCGGGTTTGTTGAATTAGAGCGCTTCGGCCCGGCGGGATCTGTTTCTGAAAGGCGCAGAAATGATGAAGCCGGTTTTATATTTGTCGTTTGCGGCGTTTGTCGCGATTCTGGTTAATGGCTTGACGGTTGGCTTTTGGTTTCTGGCAACTCGGATATCAAAGGCGATGTTCGGCGATTTTGGCGGCTTTTGGTTGTTCGCTTCCAACATGATCATTGAAGCCGGGTTGATCGTTGTTGTTGTTGGCGGTGCGTTGACGTTGTACGTTGGCAAACTTTTCATACGAACTTTTTTAACTGAACTCAAAAAGGCGCAAACAAATGGCGGAAGAAAAGAAACTTAAACACGTTCACGAATGCAAACATCCGGCGTTTCGAGTGAACGCGAATGTGAATGTTACCCGATGTGAAGATGAAGGCCCGGCGGAAGTCATTCATGCGAACGTTTCAATTTGGTGCGTTGAATGCGGGCATTTCTTTGATTTTGAAAACGGCGTTCCATACTCGCGCGGAATCATGTTGAATATGGTTGTTCCGGAATGTGCGGCATTGGATGAAACCGGAACCGACGTTTCGAAAATCTTTCAATCTGGCGAACCGCGAATTGAGCAATGAACGAAATCATTGATGATTTGGTTGAAGTCGAAGGATCCCGCGATGCAACGCAATTGTTGCGGGCGGTTTCAGATCCTCGATTTGACTTGCCCGATGAATTCTATAGCGATGCTCCGCGCAAGGTTTGGCAAATCGTTCAAGATATGCTTTCGGGCAAATGGAAGGGGCCGAACGGCAAACCGGCAAGCGCTTCATCGATACGGCGAATGATGGGCGTTTTGCTCGAAATGGATGCCGTTAATCGGGGCAAACATCGAAACGGGCGGGCATCGATTGAGCAAGCCGAAGATGATGTTCCGCAAATTCGGGCTGACGTTGATTTGAAAGTTGCGATATCATTGGTTTCGGAATTGCCGGAAGATGAACGCAACATTCTTGAACAGGCTGCCGCATTGATGCAAAAGCTTCAAGATCATGCGGCGAATTCTGAAAGGGCGAAAATCGAATCAAACGCGGAAGGGTAGAGAATGGAAACGGATTCAATTGAATCTTTATCGGAACCATTCAGCGCCGATATACTCACCGCGATTCGCCTAGCGCCTGCAATCAATAAATGCCGGGCCGGGGATCCTTTGCCGTTGATTCGTGAACTTTGGCCCGGCGTTCGCTTGGATGAATTTCAGGTTGATGCGATTCGTTCGTTGTTCGATCCGAAGATCCGGGAAGTCTTCATCAAAGGAAATACGGGTTGCGGAAAAACCGCGATTGCCGGAATTGCCGTTTGTCTTTACTTTCAAGTTTTTCACGATGCCCGAATTGTATTGACTCGCGATAAGCATGAAACGGCGAAGCGCGTTTTATACGGCGAAGTCAAAACATGGTGGAAACGAATGCGGTTCAATCTTTGCGATGCCGTTCTTTTGAATGACGGCGCATACGATCCGAACAACCGCGAAGGGCATTACATAGCAATCGCAAACCCGAAATCGCCGGAAGGTTTTCAAGGGGTTCACTCTCCGCATGTTTTGCACGTTTACGACGAAGCAACCGCCGATGTTCTGCAACCGCGATACAAGTTGAGTTCAACGCAAGCAACTTCATTTTTGGCGATGGGAAACCCGCGCGTTACAAGCGGGGAATTTTACCGGGCATTTCCGAAAGGCCGGGAAAACGAAACGCATACGTTCAACGGGCCGAACGGAAGGCGGCGTTGCATTACCGTTGACGGAAAAGATTGTTTGAACGTTCGTAGGAAATGCCTGAAACGTTCAATCGCTCCGATGGGCGGAATCATCATCGACGGAACCGAATACAAAGCCGGGGAAGATGTCGAACCGGAAGATTTCAAAAAGGTTTCGCCGATCATACCGGGGCAAACTTGTTTCGATGAATTTCTTGCGCTTCTCAACAATCCGGATCCCGATTTCGTTGCCTGTTATGCGCATGGAAGGTTTCCGGAATCCGATGCGGAAGTTCAACTTTTTCTTCGCAAATGGATCGCATACGCGCAACAACAACATTCGCGGTTTCGTCGATTGCTTGAACGGGCCGAAGCGAACGGGCATGAAGCCGTTCGCGATTGGTTGTTGAATAAGCGGTTGCCGGTCGATGCGTTCGGGCTGGATGTTGCGGCAAGCGAATTGAAAGGCGATTGGAGCGTATTAACGGCGGGCGGGAAGAATGGCATCCGGGAACAACATCGAACGCAAAAAGCGAACGTAATGAAAACAACGGCTTGGGTTATCAAAACGATTCGCGAAGAATACGGCGTTGAAATTACCGACGGCGATTACCCGATTTGCATTGATTACGGCGGGGGATACGGGCGGGGCGTTGGCGATAGGCTGGAAGAATTGGGCGCGTTCGTTGTCAAGTTCGTTCCGAATGCGACAAGCGAACTGAATCCCAAGAAATATAAAAATCTTCGCGTTGAAGCATATGCCGAATTTGCGAACCGGTTGGATCCGAACGCGATGATGCAAAGCGAAGCAAGCGAAGATTTGCTTGACGAAATCGGGCTTTCCGAATCGATTGATGATGATGTTCCGTTGAAGCGAATGCCGGTTTTCCTCATTCCGGAAACGCAACGTTTGTTTGAAGATTTGGCGGTTCTCGAAAAGCTTTATGATTCCGATGCGTTCAAGTTCAATTTGACTCCGAAGCGAACCGCGCCGGGGCATGAAGAAAAGATTGAATCAATTGAAAAACGGCTTGGCAGATCTCCCGACGATGGGGATTCGGCAAGTTACTTGTTTCACGCGAACCGGTTTGCAAAAGAATCAATCAACGATTGGTTGGATGCCGGGGCATTTTAGGGAAAACGAAAATGATTATATCGGTTCACGTTCCGAAAACGGGCGGTTCAAGTTTTGGCAAGGCGTTGAAAGATCATTTCGGCGAATCGTTTCTTCGGTATGGCGATGGATTGATTCAGGAACGCGGCAAGCGCTGCAAGAGCGATTTGCAACGGGCAATCGATGCTTTCGATTACCCGGAACGCTTTGCGTCATACGGGGCGATTCATGGGCATTTCAGGCCGTTCGTATTCTTGCCGTTCTCGAAAAAAGTTGATGTGAACTTTTCGGTTTGGTTGCGGGATCCGTTTGAACGCATGGCTTCGCATTATCGGTTTTGGAAGATGATCAAAAACCCGGTTGAACCGCATGTTCGCGAGTTCGCCGAAAGCGATTTGACGTTTGAAGAATTTTGTTTTCAAGATCGATATCGCAATTTTCTTTCGCAATATCTTTGTTTTTTCCCGATGCACAATTTTGATTTCATCGGATGTTTGGAGCATTACGCCGAAGATCTGCAACGCTTTTCCCGGCAATTCATCGGAGCCGAACTGCAATGCCTTCATCGCAATAAATCGGTTGGGGCCGAAGTCGATACCGGGCTGAAAGAAAAGTTTGCGGAATATCACGCAATTGATTATCAACTTTATGAATACGCAATGAAATTGCGGCAACAACAACTCGAAAAAATGCAATGACGATCAAAGCAAAGCTTTCGGAAGATGCGGTTTCAGATGAACGGGCGGGCGTTTATCAATTTTCATATGGTCAAGACGGCGGCAAGGTTGGATTGATCTTACGTTGTCCGGGATGCCGGGAAGTTTCATTTCTTCCGTTCCGTTCGGGGATTCATTCGGAAGAATGGAATTTATTGAATGAAGATCCGATTGAATTAACACCGTCGATTCATCACGATACGAAGCTTGGCGGTTGCGGCTGGCATGGTTGGCTTCGCAACGGCGAATTTCAAAGGTTATGAATGTGGGAATTGAAATCAAAGGCGCATGCGACAAATGCAAGCGAACGCAAACACTTCATTCGGGGCGTTGTTATCAATGCAAGGAAAAAGAAATGGGCAGAAATCCGCAACCTCCAACTCGAAAGATCAATTTTCAACCGTTGGGCAAACCGCATAATTGCATCGGTTGCGGCGCTCCGATTGATTCAGGCGATTGCCAGTATTGCGGGCGTTCGCATTTGAGTTCATCGCAAATTATCGAAAAGACGAAACAAGAATTTTATCGGCGTTACGGAATCCCGAAACGATTGGTTGACGGTACAACTTCGGGCGGGCCGGGATAGACTCAACAAAACGAAAGGCGCAAAAAGATGAATCAAAAGTTTCCTGAAATCACTTCATCAAATCGCGATTGGCTGAAATTCCAAAAATATCTTCCGAAAGAAAAACGCGAAAATCATGTTTACATTGCGTTTCGCGAACCAATGCCCGAACAACTTGCCGGGCAATTCTTGCGGGTTCATATGACGAAAGATAGGCTTGAAGATTCGGAAAATGATTTTTACAAGCCGGAAATTTATCAACCGTCGCGATTCAAAGAAACGATTCTTTGCCCGGAATGCGGGCAAGCCGAAGAGCGCGTTGATCCGAATCTTTCATTCTGCCGAAACTCGAAATGTTCGTTGCAAAATCGCGGGCATGTTTCCGGGCCGGTTCGCGGCGTTATCGAAGTTCTGACGTTCCCGGATCATGTTGCGTATGTCGCGAAAAAAGAAATTGATGTTCCGGTTATCGACGATGCAACCGTTTTTTATTCCGACATTCTTGCCGGGCGGAAATCGGTTGAAGACGTTTCGAGAATCGCAACCGAGTTCAAAAAAGAAACGATTGATGTTCCAATGATGAACGCTTGCGTTTTGCTTTTGGATCGGCGTTATGATGAATTGGCGTTGATTCAAATCATCCGAACTTGCGGAATGCTTTGCGATGAACTTGGTTTTGAATTAAAGAATTGAACGGGGAACCAATGGCGCGACGACGGAAGAAAAAGTTTAGTTTCAAAGAATTGTTGCGGGCATGGCTTGAACCGAAAGCGATGTTGCGGCATCGACTCCGAAAGGCCGAAGCAAAGCGGCGGGCGGCTGAAAACGCGCTTCGGCTGCAACAACAGGAAAACGCGGGTTTGCGGATTCAGATTGAAACTTTTACCGATTTCGTTCAAGCTTTCGGCTGGCAACAACGCGCAACCGGGGCCGAACAAAAAATGATTGCCGAAACAATCCGCAAGGCCGGGGAAAAGGAACTTAAACATTCCCGGCAATGAAAAAGGGAATGATTGAATGAGTTGGCTTGAAGAAACCGCCGTTCCGACAATCGACACGCAAGCCGTTTCCGGCAAGTCAATCGGGGCAATCGCTGATTTGATCGTTACCGATTCAATGAAGATGGATCGAAGCGGCGACAATCGAACGGCGAAAGAACAAACGCTTTATTTCCGATACTGGAATTATGTTGCGCTTTCGAGAATTGCAAAGTATTGTTCAAACTTTTTCCCGAATCTTTCATTTCAACCGAACGCGGCGAAGTCGATTGGGCGCGGCGGGAATCAACGATTTTATCAACGGCAATCGATGAATTGGCTGAAACGCAATTACAGTCAACGCGTCATTCAAGGCGCAATCGATGTTCAGGAATTGAAACCGATTCCCGAAGATCATCAAATGATTTCGTTGTTGTCTAACCCGAACGAATACGCGAATTATTCGATGTTGGCGCAAGAGTTCACATACAACAAACGAATGACGGGCCGGGCATATATTTGGGTCATTCCGAACCGGTTGCGAACCGAATTTTCCCCGCAAGGCTTACCGGCGGAACTTCATGTTGTTCCGACGGAATGGGTAACAC